CCCCGCAGAAAAGACGGACCCGGCGCATTTATCTGAGCCTGGCGATTCAATATCTCGAAAAAGGCTCCTGCACGCATCGAGGTCTGGTGGATTCAATAATGAAGCAGTATCCAGCCTTGAATAGGGAAACAGTATCAACCTTTGTTTCTGACGTGCAAAATCCCCGATACTCGCCAATCAAGGACCGGAAGGTAGTCAAACAGGCTGATGGAACATTGGTATTTGAGGACAAGATAAAACCCACGCTCACGGTGATTGAAAATCCAAACTTCGCTAGGACTGAGACCGACACGGAACCAGTCACCGATATTGAAAATCAGGCGACTTCGTAATGAGGTAATGTATGACCAAAGCAGCAGCGCACGTTCGCGTATCGACAAGCGGTCAAATCGATGGGGAATCCCTCAACACACAGCGCTTACAAATCAAGGATTACTGCACATCGAGAGGCTGGGAACTGGTCAAAGTGTACGAAGACGCTGGCATATCCGGCACGAAGGACGACAGGCCAGCGTTACAGGCTCTGCTTTTGGCAGCTAAAGCAGGAGAAATCGACGCTGTTGTTGTTCGAGACCTATCGCGCTTCGGTCGTTCAGCAAGGGATTTACTCAACAACATCCAAACACTGAAAGATTGTTCGGTAACTTTTATCAGCATCAAGGAAGGCATTGATGGAAGCGGTCCCTATGGTCAGTTTATGTTGACTATCTTGGCGGCGATATCCCAGCTTGAGTTGGAAATGATTACCTCCCGCATGCGTGAAAACCGGCTTGCTCGCTGGCGAGATAGGCGGATTTTCTGTGGGAAACCTCCGTTCGGGTATAGATGGAACACCAAAGAGAAACGGATTGAGATCGTTCAAGACCAAGGCGAAGTTTATTCCCGCGTAGTAAAAGAATACCTGGACCTGGGCAAATCGTTGAATGACATTAGCCTTTCACTCAATGAAGAAGGAGTCCCGACGCGCAACAATGGTTCCTCTAAATGGTCCAGCGGCACTATCTCCAAAATACTCAAGGGCGCTGATTACTGCGGTGAAATCACGGTGAATAAATTTATCACCGATGTGAAAGGCAAGATCATCGGAAACCGTCCAGAAGCTGAGCACATCGTCTTCGAAGCTCCACCGTTGATAATGCAGGACAGATGGGACGAACTTCAAAAACGCCTCAATAGCGCCAATGTCCGTAGCGGTAGGCCATCGAACGCTGCAAAAGAGTTCATGCTCCATGATTTATGTCGATGTGGCATATGCGGGGCCAAAATGCGCTCCGATTATGGAAATCGCCGCGTGGATGGTACTCGTTCCCGTCATTACTCCTGCTACTGGCACAAGACTACTCCAAAGCTCCGTGAAATCAAAGGCCACGAGAAATGCCCATTACCGCTCATACCGGCAGAACTTCTTGAATGGCAAGTTTTCTACGTTGAACTGATGAGACAGCTTGGGATTGAACCTGAGCACTATAAACCTCTGCTCGATGCGCAACATAAGTGGGACAGCAAAATTGAGAGCCTGGAGAAGACGGTCAGCAATGTTAAAGCCAGCCTGAGAAGGAAAGAAATCGCCTTGCGGAATCTGGACAGTCTGCTTGAGCGCGATGGTTTTGACTCCGCCGACTACTTCAAAAAGCGTAATGGTTTCCTTGAGGAGTTAAATTCTCTTGATAATAAATTGAGAAATACTCAGAAAGAGCTTGAAGAACTCAGGAACAGAAAAATCGACGAAGCCGAGTTCGCCAAAAGGGTATCCGGGACTGACCCCTTCAAAGCATTGACCCACAAAATCATGAACTTGTCCTTTTCCGGTAAGCAACGGCTCCTTCATGGCCTTCTCGATGGGCCGATAGTGGTTGGTCGTTCCACACTCAATCCACACCATAAACTTGATCCTGAAGATGAAATGATGGAGATACTGGAAGGGATCGAAATGACTGTTCGTCATAACTATCCGTTATTATTATACTTTATTCCTTAATAGGTCATTCTAAAATCGTTGTGATGGTTTCAGTCATTGGGGAACCACCCTCAGGAGGTACCGGAATTTTGTGGTGTGGAATTCCTCCCGACCCCTCCCCGGTGGTTTCATCCACGTCAAGAATTATAACACCTAAAATTTCTTGGATTATCGCTGGGTTATATTTCCAGTTTATTGCAGTCCAACCGTTGAGGGCATTACCCTCTTCTGAAACGTCGAGTGGACCAAGGGGAGTGACCTCGATTTCGCCGTCTACCAGTCCCTTTAACAGCCGGCGCTTCTGCTCGACAGGCAGGGCCACGAGTTGCCTGAACAGCTCCATGATTTTATCCTTGTCCGCTGCGAGCCGGACGAAATTCTGTTCGCTCTCAAAAAGCTGCTGGTAGCGGTTGTGCTCACGTTCGGCTTCGGCTAATTCCCGTTGGAGGTTCGCTCTTTCCAGGTTCAGTTCATTGTTCCTTGCGATGTATTTATCAGGATCATAATCTTTCCTGTATTGTGTGCGGTCGTTGTTTGTCATCGCGGTCTTGTTGGAGGCGATGGATATTTTGATATTTTCTACTCGCTGACGGGACTTATCCAGGTCAATCGCAATGGAAGGGTTCACCTTGTCCTCATATTTTCTTTCCCAATCCATACCAAGCTTGAGACGAAGGCGAAGTTCAAATAGGTGGGAATCCATGATTGCCGCTGGGATGGGGACCATTTCACAGAGCTTCTTGCCCTTAATCTCAGCCGCGCGTTGACTCTTTCCATTCCAGTAGCATTGATAATAGCTATGGCACTTCCCGGCTTTGTTTCGGCGAGTATGGCGCAAGCGCATGGTCGAACCACAAATCCCACACCGAAGGAGACCGTCGGCGATGTATTTTTGACTTTCAGGGTTAGGAGCACCTGCATTGTTCTCACGGGCTTTATCCAGTTTCTTTTGTAAATCCTGCCAATCTGTCGGAGTAATCAGCGGGTCGCAGTCGTGATAAACCCATTCGCTTTCAGGTTTCTCACCAATGACTTCACCCTTGGCGTTCGTTATGTGCTGGTTGACAATATACGTGCCCGTATAACACGGATTTCGAAGTATGCGGTGCACTACGCTATCACCCCATTTTGTTCCTGAACGAGTTGGAACATGGTCGTCCTGGAGACCTTTGGTGATAGTTGGGATGGATTTATTCAAATAGATGTACTCTTTGAAAATCCTCTCCACTATCGGCTTCTCAGCCTCGACGGTCTCAACCCGCAATTCTTGCGCATTCCAGCGGTACCCATAAGCCGTCTTCCCTGGAAAGTATTCCTTCTTCTTTCGCTTTGCATCTCTACCACCCTGAGTGCGTTCTTTAATCGTCTCCAACTCGAATTCGTAAATACTGGCTAAGATGTTTAGCAGCAACTCGCCGGTCTTGTCGCGGTTTGCGGTGTCTATCCCGTTGTCAATGGCGAGGAAGGCAATCCCAAGTTCCTTCAATCTTTCCGTGTTCTGTTTGAGATGGAGAAGGTTGCGTCCAAACCTGGAAATGTCCCAAACAATGACGGCATCAAATCTCTTCTGCTCAGCGTCAGCTAATAGTTCCTGGAGCGCGGGTCTTTCCATGGTCGCGCCAGAAATGCCAGGCTCTTTGTATATTTTGAGGAGGTTATATTCTTTTAACCGGGCTTGGAGTTCAATTTTTTCAGCCTGCCGCTCAAGGCTTGTCTTTTCCGGACTGGCTTGAGACGACGAACTAACGCGCGTGTAACCAACTGCGGTTTTCATGCCGTCACCCTCTCAACCCTTGGGGTAGCGTCGATTTGATTTTTGGAAAGCCAATTGAGAATAGTGCCAGGGTCTACGCCGTACCTTACTGCGACAAACGACTTGGTAGAACCATTCCGCAGTAAGGCAATGATTTCCGGCTTGTGTGCGTCTAGCCTTGACTTGCCAGGCCCCTTACGCCGCCCTAGCTGTATACCGTCGCGGCGTTTGGCCGCAAGTGATTCTTTAACGCGAAGACTGATAAGGTCACGTTCGATTTCTGACATCATTCCCGAAATAGAGAGGAAAACCTTGCTCTCTATTGAGGAATCAAGGCTCCATGAACCCTTCAATGCGAAGACAGATATATCACGCTTTTTGCAAAATTCCATGATTTCGATAATTTGGGACAATGACCTGGCAAATCTGGAGAGTTCATTGACAATTACGACATCACCCGGCTGTAGTTGCTCTAGAATTCGCCCCAGCCCACGCTTGCGCCAATGAATGGTTCCACTGATTTTTTCCTCAATCCAATCGACAACTCCAAAGCGTTTCTGGTTGGCGAAGGATAGGATTTCACTCTTGAATTTCTCCAGGTCCTGCTCTTCGGTGCTCACACGTAAATAACCGATTACTCTAGCCATTGCTAATACTCCTCCGGTAAGATAATCGTTGACGCCGATCTCAACCCGCGGGTGTCTTCACCTTCGCTATTATCTTCGCCTTCGCATTCTGTGATAATCCAAAATCGACCTTTCGATTTATCGTGTGGATTTATCCAGTACGAACTCAACAGCCTGCCGCCATCGTGCGTCGCAGCGTCATTTAATTTCCAATCGCCGTGTGGTAAGGCGTCTCCCCAGTCGCAACGGAGATGTTTTCCGAAACATTGGAGTATACGTTCGCCGGGGACTGCGGCTAATACCCCAGGAGTTGCAAGAAGTCGCCCAGGTGAAAAAGATTTAGCTTCCATTTATACGCCCCCTCCAAGGCAGGGACGGCCCCGTATGGAAACCGCCCAGACAAAAGCTACTCAGCCGGTTGCTCGGGTTGTGCTTCCGTGGGCTGTACTTCCTCGACGGCTGCCTGCGTTATAACAAGACGATCCGCAAAGATTAGTTTCTGTGTGAGGGGATGAACGACTGCAACCCTGGGCGTAAAGTGACTATACCTCACGTTCTTGACATCAGTGAGGAAAGTCTCGATGCCGCTTTTTTTGACGACAGGAAACTTCTCCAGGACGAGTGCTACGAGTTCTTTCTTATCAAGGTCCCCAATTTCCAGATGGTTCTTCACGGTCTCGATATAGGGCCTCTTTGAAATACGTGGAGGCTTTGGTGCCGGTTCTTCTTTTAATACTTCGACTTCTTTGAC